AACAACTTGTATATCGTGTATAGTAGAGGCAGATATTAAATTACTGCTCTGGAAACAGTAGCACACAGACGGCAGCAGACGCTGACGCAAGAGGATAACTTTTTATTTTTCTTGTGTTGGCGTTTTTTATTTTGGATATTTGGAGGTGATACTGTGAAAGATAATAGTATCAAAAGCGAAGTAGGTATTGAAGTATACCAGAACGACATATATAGGCTAGTGGATGAGTACATAGATACCGAGCTAGATGGAGATGTAGAAAATATAGCTGATAACTTTGTGTCTATGATTTTCTACATTGCTGATAATATTCAAAAGCCTAGTAACGACGATATAGAATTATTAGATAATTTATTTAGTATTTACGTTCGTATATGTGCTAAATATAAAGTATTACCAACCTTGGAAGTGTTTAGTTTTTTAGTTGGTATTGATAGAAATACTTTTACAGATTGGTCTATGGGTAGGTATAGGGTTAGCACTGCACATGGTAGCACAGTTAAAAAATGGTTCAACATTTGTAAATCTTTCACGCTCAACCGGTTACATAACCAAGCCGGCACAAACTCCAATTTGATTTTTATTGCAAAGGCGGCTTATGGGATGGCGGAAACTGCTCCAGTGCAGGTCGGCAATCAAAACAGCCAAGCATTAGCAGATAGCGAGCTTCCAAAGTTGACAAATCCGGAACAAGAAGTCATTGAAATCGAACAAAAAGACGGATAAACAACGGAAAAGCGTAAAAGTTCGTATAATTGTAGTTATACGAACCGAGCAAAAGAGAGGACTAGCAACGCACCCCCTCCCCCTCTATTGGTGGATTAAAAAACCGCCTACTAAGTCCCCCATACTCCCGAAAAAATAAAAAAGGGGTTTTTGAGAATGGAAAATGAATTGCTAAAAACGGAATACTCAAAGGCGTTTGACGATAAGCGGAAAGCGTTGATATGTCAGAGTTATTACAAATATGGCAAGGCAAGTAGAAATTTTGCAACCGGAAATGTGGATGCGATTGGAAGTCTTAAAAAATGTCTTGCGAAGTTTGAAGAAACTGGAAACACAGAATATCTTTGCGACGTAGCAAATTACGCAATGTTCCGTTTCATGTTTCCGCAGAACGGAGAGTATTTCAAAAATACGGATTCGGATGGTTCGGCAGGAATTGTTGGAATGAGTGTAAAAGAAATGGAGGACTTCAAGGATGGACGATAACGAAAAACTGTGTTGTGGAAATTGTAAATATGCTGCATATAGCCGTGAGAATGGTTATGTGTGCGAGAATATGGACAGTTACTATGCATCTGATTATGTCGAATACGACCACAGATGCGAAGAGTGGAGGAGCCGTGATGATTAGTTTTTTGATTCGATACATTGCTGTGGTTTATTTTGGATTCATGGTGGTAGTTTCGTTTTTGAACATAGTGTTAGGCGAAAGACCTCGTGATAGAATAATGTCAATAATCAATTTTTGTACGTCCATTGTGGCGATATATTTTATAACTCATTAAGAGTTTTACCATATCCCTTGAACTCTTAAACGTGATAAGGAGTGTGAATCACAAAGAGGGGCAATGTATATCCGTTCTAGCCGAGAGCGAATCGGAATACAACACCGGCAATTCGGTGTATATGGTTTGTTCATGTTTTTTGCTTTTGCATGAACCTTTCTTGACCCACTAGCGGAAAGCTGATTAAAGGACCGTCACAAGGTCTGGTGGGGTTTATGGTTTCGTTGCGATAGTTCCCAGTGTCCAAAGTAGCCGGACGCAAAAGAATCGCAACAGTGCGGATTAAAACACAGATGCATGTATGCCAATCCGTACTTACGGCGATAGCATAATGGATAATGCGTTGTGTAGAATCCCACTATACACAAAGAATCGTGGTTCAAATCCACGGTTGCCGATTAGGTGTAATTTCTTAAGGGAAATATCCAAAGGTAAGAATGTTCCAAATTTGCAAATAAGGAATGTAGACCTTATGGGATTGCAATACACCTATTTGCCGATATAACCATAACCAGGTAAGGGAGCAGTTTGCTAAACTGTTAGTAGTCGTTATGACGTTTTGGTTCAAATCCAAATATCGGCGTTTCCCCGATAGAGGGGATGATGCAATGCAAAGGTACCTAGAATTTTCCTGTTTTGCGATATAACCATTAGTCATTTGAATCGGTGCCTTTGCTGATGTGTGGCGGAAAGGGTAGAGCAGGAAACCACAAGTACGATGCCAAAGTGAGCCGAAAGGATATGGACAAAGGCATCATGTGAGGTTCGATTCCTCACCACATCAATGTTCCGGTTCGCTACCGGATAAGCAAGCGTTGCGGTATTCCTTGCTGAAATAATTAAAATGCTTGTGTTTGGTTGTCTGACAGTAGAGTATGGACAGAATAGTAATAAGTGACCGGATAATACTTTCCAACACAAGAAACCGCATATGCCAGAGGTGGGAAAATTCGCTGCACCCAAGCACCATATTGGTTAAAAGAGATGAAATAGATTGCGGCGGTTTCTTGGTATTTTGATAAAGGGGATATGAAAATGTGTGAATTTTGCAAAAATATTTATACCAAAGATTACACAAGCACAAAATACAAAGATTACATATACAAAGATGAACACGGTTTTTATATACATTTTGCAACGGGAGATAGTTTTATGGATTTTGATTATGAAATCAATAATTGCCCTATGTGTGGTAGAAAGTTGGTGGATTGATGGAAAAAACTATTTTGTATGTTTCTAAGTCCGAAAAAGATATACAATTTTTTTTGAAATATCTTCAAGAAAAATTAGAAGTAGAAGAAAAGGAATATTTCATAGACAAAAAAAGCAAAGTTTTGAAAACGTCAAAATATAATATTATCGGCAAGAATATTTGTGGAAGTATTGATGGAAAAGGATACGGATATTGTTTATATTATTGCTTTTCAAGTAATTTTAATAAATATAAATGTAGTCAATCGGAATATGAGAAGCTGCACGAAATCCTTATTCACACAAGAGAGGGTTCGAGGGAAATATGTGAACATGAAATTTTGCATATGCTAGGGTTAGTTTAAAAGGCGGTGGAAGAATGAAACATCAAAAACAATGGCACACTTGCGACAGGTGTGGGAAAGAGATAAAAGTAGGGCTGTTGTGTATGAACTCAATCACAAAAAGTGGCATATTAAATATGACCTACGATTTATGTAATGAGTGTATGGAAGATTTTGAGAGGTTTATGATAAATGAGTGATGTAAGATTGATTCACGGAAATTGGTTCCTTGTTTCAACGAAAATAATAGAATACCTGCAAATATGATTTCGGAAAGTAATACGATTTTGAGTTTGGGTGTAAAAGCATTAAGAGAATTGCATGATTGTGGTATAGAAAATTTTGTTTTGCCTAGTGAAGAAATCACAAAAAGGGTATTGAATAGGTGATGGATAATTATGCGTTTTATGTTTAGACGAAGAAGAAAACGAAAATATAAAACAGAAAAGTATGTCGAAAAATATACAAAGTGTGACAAATGCAGATATTTTGAAGAGTGCAAAGAAAACTTGATTGAATGTACGATTGGTTTAGATACATACAGGCATTACATTCCCGGAATGGGTCATGTTTGTAAGGTTGATATGCCAAAACCCATGACAAAACAACAGTTTATTCAACTATACAAACAAATGCCAAACAAAAAAATATAAGAGTTGGAGAATTGTTAGAAAAAGCAATAATTGACGGAATTGTGGAGGATAACAATAATGAAAATATCAATACAAGAAATAGTGCAAAAAACGGTTGATGAAGCATTGGACAATACTACAATCAGCAATATTCCGTTTCGTGAATGGATTGATAATGTGAATAATGCTTATGCAAATAAAAAATGCAATCTAACTTCCTGCCGATACAACGCAGATGGTAAATGTACAAACGAAGAAAAGAGAGAAGAATGTGTCGAAGTTTCAAGAAAGGTGTTGTGCATAAATGAAGAAAACAATAGGTTGCAAATATGATTATGATTACCGCCCTTTATACGTTGTTGATTTGCTTTATTGGAAAGGATAGTGAAAATGAAAATGCTATTTAGATTTATAAAAAACATAAAGTCTTTTTGGAAATTTTACAAGGATTATGAGTACAGCGGAGAAGATTGCGAATTTATCATTGAGAATTATCAAGATGTTTTGTGTAGCAGAACAAAGACAATGAGTAAGCCTACATATCGTGCATCGGCTGTAATAGCGGAAATAGATGAATGGTATAATGAATCTTGGAAATCAGTATATGGATGCGAGCCAATTGAAAAAGAAAAAATCAAGATAATATCTGACGGAAAAACCGCAAAGCTATTTATTGATGGTAAAAAAGTTCTTGGTAAAGATGTTGAATTACATTTCAGTGGTCATGCAGGAGAAGAACCAATGATTGTAATTGATGCAAATTGGATAAAAACAGATGAAAACAATGTACCAATGTTAAATGAGAAAAAGACGGAAGTTTTAACAGAAGGTATTAAGATAAATTGTTAGTTGCCGATTATCGGCGGAAAGGAAATGCAATGAATGGAATAATGGTAGATGATTTGTTAGAACCATTAAATGATGCGATTAGCAAAAATACATTAAGTAAGATTCCAAAACAGAATAAAGGAACAGTCAAACAGTGGACTTCTTCTTGGAGACGTAGCAAAGATGGAAAACTCATTTGTTTGGAGTTTAAGAGAGTAAAATAAACAATTACCGGCTAACAAACGGAGTTAGTCGCTAACCTAGAAAAATTATAGGCAGGATGCCTATTATAGCATCTCTGCTTGTGTGGAGGTGCTTTTTTAATGCATACAATTGAAGATGAGAAAAATATAAAAGAATACGAAAAATACATATTACGGAATGGAATAGACCGTAGTGTAATAGATGCATATTGCGAAGCAAGTAAAATTATACTTTGCGGAAGAAAAGACCGTGAATATGGATTGAAAGTTTCTACAAGAGCAAAAGAACTGATTTTTGAGTATATAAAATCAATTACAAATGGTGCTGATTTTAATTGGCTTGAAACGCAATCTCAAAAAAACAAGCAGTCATATGATATTTTAGATAAATATTACGATTTACTGCTTTATGAAGCACCTTACATTCTTGATAGTTACATTCTTTACATAGAAAAAAACAGACCTAAGAAAGAAAGATTTTATGAGCCTAGAAGAAAAACCCTTAAACAAGTTGTCGATAAGTTGCAGGAACTTGAAGATGGAAAACTTGATGAATTGTTTATTCACATGGCGCCAAGGGTTGGTAAGAGTCAGATAATAACGCTTGCTATGTCATGGCATTGTGCAAAAGACGCAGAAAAAAGCAATTTGTATGTGACATACAAAGAGGGATTAGGTGGAGCATTTTTAACTGGTGTCATGGAAATCTGGACAGACCCAACATATTGTTTTTCCGATGTATTTCCAAAAATAAAAGTTGCTGATACGGATTCAAAAAATCATAAAGTAGACCTTGTGAGAAAAAAGAAGTACAAAACACTTTCTGGAAAAGGATTGGAAAGTGGACTTAATGGAGAATATGACGCTTACGGCTGGATGGTATTGGATGATATTCTTGAAGGTATTCAAGATGTTCTTAACCCGGACACACTTAAACGAAAGCAGATTATCTTTGACAATAATGTAATGTCACGTAAAAAGGAACAGTGCAAACTAATCCATAATGGTACGATTTGGAGTTTGCACGACCTTTATAGTGATAGATTGGATTTCTTGCAGAATAACCCAGAAGCAAAAAATATCAGATATGACATTTTGAAGATACCGGCTTTGGACGAAAACGATGAAAGCAACTTTGATTATGATTATGGTGTTGGATATACAACGCAATACTACCGGACGTTAAGAGCAAAGTTTGAAGAAAATGATGATATGGCATCTTGGTACGCACAGTATCAGCAGGAACCAATTGAACGTGACGGTGCAGTTTTTAATCCAGAACATATGAGATTTTACAATGGTGTATTGCCGGAAGAAGAACCTTACAGAATATGTGCGGCTTGTGACGTTGCTTTAGGCGGAGAAGATTTTCTCGCATTTGCGGTAGCTTATATGTACGAGGATGGTTCAATTTATATTGACGATGTTGTTTTCGACAACAGTGAAAAGAAAATAACAAAACCTAAAGTAGCAAACATGATTATTGATAATGACGTTGGAAGTGCGTTTTTTGAAGCAAATCAAGGTGGAGAAGGATATAAGGATGAAATCGAAGAATTACTAAAGAAAAAAGGACGGAAAATAAATCTACGTTCTGAATATGCACCTACAAACATGAGAAAAACGCAAAGGATATGGGATAAGGCTGGAAGTATTAGAGAGTTTTATTTCCGTGATGTTGGATGCCGAAGTCAGGAATACAGAAAATTTATGACAAATTTATACAGTTTTACGGTTACTGGAAAAAACAAACATGAGGATGCGGCGGATTGCCTTGCGTCTTTAGCATACTTCATTGAGGGAAATTGGAGTATGGCAAAAATAGAAGTGCCAAAAAACCCATTTAGAGGAGGTTATAGAAATTATGGATACTAAAACATATTTACAGCAAATTAGTAGACTTGACCGAATGATAAACAATAAGTTATCTGAAATACAGCAATTTAGAGAACTGGCAAGAAGTGTTTCTGCTGTAAAAAATGAAGAAAGAGTAAAAACAAGTCCTAACTTTGACAAAATGGGTTCTACCTATTGCAAAATTGAAAAGATGGAAAAGGAATTGGATGATTTAATCGACACCTATGTAGATAAAAAGAATCTTATTGTTTCGCAAATTGATGGAATTGACAACGAAACTTATTATCATATTTTGTTTGCTCGGTATGTTGAAAAAAAGACATTTGAGAAAATTGCAGATGAAATGACGTATTCATGGAGACAAACAATCAGAATACACGGAAGAGCATTGCAGGAATTTGAAAAGTTATATGGAAAAACATACAAAGATTGATAATATGTCATAGTATGTCATATCGCAATTATTATATAATATAAAATGAAGAAATCAAAATAAAACACTGCCAAAAAAGGCGGTGTTTTTTTATTGCAAGAAACGAGGTTTTTATGACGGAACCAAAAACGATATATTGTCCAAGATGCGGAAGAAAAGTAGCGACATGGGATGGACGTTCCAGTATGAATATTTCTGTGAATTGCAAAAAATGCAGAAAAAGAGTTGTTTACCATGTAGATACCGGAACTACAGAGCTGAAAAAAATATTACAAAGGACAACATCGAGTGGAATGACGTTTTGTTAGTGAGGTGCTTTAATGTTTAAGTATTATGGAAAAAACATAAGACCGTTTACGGCAGTAAATCAATGCAATTTTGGAAGAAAAGTAATTTTTACAAATAAATCCAAAATTACAAAATTAAATATTGTCGAAGAATTAAACAAGGCACTTTCGATTCACACGCAGAATGCAAAAGAAATCAATTACCTTGATAGATATTACAGAGGAGACCAGCCTATTTTATACCGTAAAAAGGTAAATAGGCCAGAAGTAAACAACAAACTTGTTTTAAATCTTGCTTATGAACTTGTTGAGCGTAAAACTGCTGAAATATGTGCAGAGCCTATTCAATATGTGTTACGTGGAACAGACGATAAGAAATCAGAAGAGATTACGGAACTTAATGTTACGATGGATTCTGAAAGCAAGCAAGAAGTAGATATTGATATTTGTCGTTGGCGAAGTATTTGCGGTACGGCTTATAGATTTGTTGGAAATGACAACGGAAACGGAGATTTGCTTGACGAAAGCGACTTTGCTTTGTTTTCGGAAGACCCACGCTATACGTTTGTTGTTTATTACTCAAATAGAAAACCTGCATTTTCTTGTCAAATTAGAGAAGATGAAAACAATAATTCAATATATTTTTGCTATACGGAAAGAGAGTATTTTGAAATTGTCGATGGAAAAATTAAAAGTAGTGGTTTAAACGGAAATAACGCTATTCCGGTTGTGGAATATCCAAACAATGCAAGAAGATTATCGGATATTGAAATTACAATTCCTATTACGGATTCAATCAATACATTATCTTCTGACCGGGTAAACGGCATTGAGCAGTTTGTTTCTGCATGGATTAAATTTGTGAATTGCGAGATTGACCAAGATACATTTTCGCAGATGAGATTAGAAGGTGCCTTAGTTGTTAAATCAAACAATGGCGAAAACAAAGCCGATGTTGATGTTATGACAAATGAACTGAACCAAACAGAAAGTCAAGTTGTTTTTGATGATTTGTTTGAAAGGTTTTTGAGTATTCAAGGCTTGGCTAATCGTTCCAATAACAATGCCGGAGGTGATACTGGAAATGCAGTAAACCTACGAAACGGACATTATGATGCAGGACTAAGAACGGCAATCAACGAACCGATACTAAAAAAATCGGAAAGAATGTCTCTTAGAATTATACTAAATCGTTTGCGTATAAAGCGAAATTTTACGCTTATGCCAAGCGACATTGAAATACATATCAACCATAATAAGATAGATAATCTGCTTACAAAATCAGAAGCACTTAAGATGTTACTTGAAGCAGGGGTTGATTACAAAAGAGCAATTAAAACCGTTGATTTGTTTAGTGACAGTGAAGCGGTTGCTCTTGAATCAAAGGAGAGAATGGAATATTTATATCCAACAAGCAAAGATGTAGAACCAAATAACAACCCAGTAAATAAAGAGGTAGTCGAATAGACTATCTCTTTTATTTTATAAAAATTTGCAGTTGTGCGTAAAACAACAGAACAATTCAAGCGGAGCAAACCGTGTTAAAAAACGTGAATTGATGGAGGTAATTATGACTAGAGAACAGGCAAAACAGAAACTTATTTCTTTTGGAGTTGAAGAGCCAACGGATGAGCAGATTTCAGATTTGCTTAATTCAATTAACGCTGAAACAAAGAAAGAAAAAGACAGGGCAGATGGATACAAGGAAAAAGCTAATAAGGCTGATGAATTGCAGACACAGCTTGACGAGCTTAACAGCCAGAACATGACAGAGCTTGAAAAAGCAACAACGGCACTTGAAGCGGCAAACAAACAAATTGCGCAGCTTGAAAAGAAAGACACAGTTCGCACACAGAGAGCAAATGCAATGGAAAAGTTTGGATTAACAGCAGAGCAGGCAAGCAAAGTTGTTACAGATGATGGTGCTACAGATTATGAGGTTCTCGGTCAGATTTTTGCCGACAGTAAAAAAACGGCAATCGCTGAATATGAGAAACAGAAACTTGACGATACGCCTAATCCGGGTGGTTCTACAGGTGGAAACAATGGCGATGATAAGCCGGAAGATGTAAAAAATGCTGAAAGTATTTCATTTGGAAATGTATCGGCTGAACAGTCAACTAAAGACTATTACAAAATTTAGGAAAGTAGAGGTAAAGGATTATGGGAAAACCAATCGTAAGAGATTTTACGCAGGGAAAAGGCATCTTAAAATTCTTCCCTTATGAGGGAGCGGCTTGCTTAGTACCGCAGACAATGAAATCTACAGCAGATGAAAATGGAAATAAAATTGTGCCGGCTGGTACACCTTTTCCATCTAATGATGCAGATTGCAAAGGTTATCTTTTGCATGACGTAGATGTTACACAGGGCGATGCACCGGGAACTTACGTTTATCAGGGAACAATTGATTGGACAAAGGTTACAAGCCTTTCTATTGCTGATGCGGCTAGAACAGCGACACCAAGAGTTACTTTTTATGGTGCGCCAAAAATTTAAGCAACTAAGAACAATGGATAAGAAAATAGGAGGTAGAAAAATATGCCAGCATTACCATTATCAAAAGCATTTACAGCAAGAAGCCTTGGTGTAATGTGGAACAATTATCAGAAGACATTAGGTTCTGAACCATATCTTGGTAGACAGAAATTTGGAACACGTAAACAGGATTCTCTTGACCTTAGATTTATCAAAGGGAAAAGTGGATTGCCAGTATCTTTGAAAGCATCTAATTTTGACGCACAGGCAGAATTAAGAGATGTTGGTGGATTCTCTGATATTACGAATAAGATGCCGTTTTATCGTGAATCTTACATGGTAACAGAGGAAGAGGAACAGCAGTATGACGACTACAGAAGTTCCGAAAATGTAAATCTTGCAAACAGTGTTTTACGTGAGATTAGCAAAAAACCAATGATGTTAATTGAAGGAGCAAGAGTTGTTCCGGAACGTCAGATTTGGAGTTTGCTCGCACCGGTTGACGGTATTCCTAAGGTAAAAGTTGCAATTGATGGAAACCCTTATGATGTTGAGTATGTGCAAGGTGACGGTGCAGAACACAAAGAAAAAAACTTTAAGGAAATTACAGGAACAAGTGCTTGGGATAAATCAGATACAGCTGCTCCACTTGACGATTTGATTACGGCAAAAAATGAGTTTGCAAAACAGACCGGATATTCTCTCACAAGATTTGCTATGAATACAGAGACTTGGGAAATGCTTCTTAAAGCGGAGGATACAAAGAAACAGGTGCTTGGAATTACTGCTTACACTGGCGGTATCAGATTGCAGCAGGCGCAGGTTGCTGACTATCTTCGCGGATATGGAATTGAAATTGAAATCTACAATAAGTTGTATATGGATGAATCTGGAAAGGCACAGTATTTTATTCCAACCGGAATTGTATCTGCACAGTCTGCCGGTGTTTTCCTCGGAGACTATGTATTTGGAAGAACACCAGAAGAAAGAAGTGGAAGTCTTACAGACGGAAACCTTTCCATTGTTGAAACTGGTATTTCCGTATATACATACGCTACAAACCATCCAATCAACACACACTGTGTTGTATCTATGATTGGATTGCCTACGTTTGAGGGTATGGACAGCGTACTTGTAATGAAAGTTAAGGAGGACTAAGCCTATGATTGCTACACATTCCATAAAATATAACGGTGTGTGGTATAAGGCAGGAGATGAGATTAAAGAAACGGCAGAGGTTGATAATACTTCCTCTGCTTTTTCTAAGTCTTATACCAAAACAGAAATCAATCGTATGTCTACCGCTGATTTACAAAAACTTGCTAACGAGCAGGGATTTGATAAAGCGGAAGAGATTAGCGGCGCAGATTTAAAGAAAATGTTGATTGAAAAATTCGGATTATAGGAGTTTGAATTATGGATGAAGCAATGGAAGTAGGACTGCAAGAAGAAATTATTGCAGATTTGACAATTGAATATGGAAATGAGCCTACGTTTAATGCTGACATAATTTTAGTAAAGGTCAAAGATGCTATACGAGAAGTTAAGAACAGAAGAAACTATCAGGCAACATCTTATACAGATGAGGAAATTGAGAAAGACCTTTACGATAACTACTATTCCGTAATTAAGAATTTGGCAGTATATGATTTTGCACAGATGGGCGCACCATTTGAAAGTAGCCATAGTGAAAATTCAATTTCCAGAACTTGGGTTAGTCGTGATGATATTTTGAAATGTGTTTATCCATTTGTGCAGGTCTTATAGAAGATTGTGCGTGAGTTGTTTAGAGTATCTAAATTTCTTGCAGGGCGTTTCGTGTAAGCGGTGGAGGGCAACGAAACACTATAATTTGCGGAAAGGCGGTAAGGTATGAATATTGAGATTGCTTTACTTATTAGCGTTATTTCCGTTTGTTTTTCTGTTTACTTTGGACTAAAGAATAATAAGCGGACAGACACAAAAGATATAGAAGAACGCGTAAAAGACAACACAAGAATCAATGTAAAACTTGATGATATAGGTCAAGATACTAAAGAGATTAAATCAGAAATATCATCCATGAGGGAAGATATTAAAATGCACAATGACAGAATTATTAAAGTTGAAGAAAGTTGCAAGCAGGCTCATCACAGGCTTAACGGACTTGAAGAACGTCTCAACGGAAAGGAAGTAAGAAAAGATGGATAGTATTATGAGTTATGTAAAACCGGAACTGATTGTAGTAGCAGTTGTTCTGTATATTATTGGTGTCGGAATTAAAAAAATGGATGTTATCAAAGATAAGTACATTCCTTGTATTTTAGGTGTACTTGGCATTTTGCTTTGTGCCATTTGGGTAATGGCAAATACATCTATTGGAACAGTACCAGAAATGCTTATGGCAGTGTTTACATCAATTGTTCAGGGTGTTCTTGTTGCCGGATTGAGTGTTTACGGAAATCAGCTTATTAAACAGATTAAATCAAGTGAGTAGGTGGTTTACTTGATGACGTTGGCATCTAACAAACAAAAAATGTATTATTCGTTGCAAGACGGGCAAATACCGATATATGAAAGTTATACAGACGAAGAGGGAAATATAATTTACATTACGGATGATGATGGAAACAAGATTGAAACCGGAGAAACAACAATTGGTTATACAAAACCAGTTGAGTTTAAGGCAAACATCACAAATAAGTTAAATGAAGTTGTATGGCAAGACTATGGTATTGATGATAGTACAAACTATGCACAAATCATTGTCAGTAAAGGTTATTTGCCTTTGAAATCCGGTAGCGTGATTTGGAAAAAGTCGGAAATCGTATACAAGGATGATGATAACACAATTCCAGATGAAAGCAGTGCTGATTACACAGTAAAAGGTGTTGCAGATGAAGGATTAAATGAGGACTTGTTCTTGTTAAAAAGGAATGTGAAATAGTATGGGAAAAAAAACATTTACTGCGGACTTGTCTGTAAGTGGATTAAACGCCCTTAAAAAGCAACTTTTACAGTATAGGGATGATTTACCTATCAAATGTAAACAACTTGTTTCTAGACTATTACAAAGTGGTGTAGAGGTCGCTGAAACAAATATATCAGAGAGTCCATTAGGAAAGTATGTTACGGTTTCGACAAACATATCTGCTGACAAGATTGGGTGTAACGGTATATTGCTTGCCAAGGGGCAAGTAAAAGAACAAGATGGTTACGCACCGTTTAGCATATTGCTTGCTATTGAATTTGGTGCAGGTGTTCATTTTAACCCAACGAAAAATCCATTAGTAGGAAGTAAATTTCCTTATGGCGTTGGTACATTTCCGGGGCAGACACACGCTTATGACGATATGTGGTGGTACTGGAATGAAAAGGAACAAAAATGGATGCCTACGCATGGTGTAAAAGCCACTATGCCTATGTATAAAGCCGGAGAAGATATAAGAAGCAAAATTATAAAGACGGCGAAAGAAATATTTTGAAAGTAGGTGGTGCATATGTCGGTGGAATGGGATGAATTAGTGCCATCTACTGTATTCACAAGGATAAAAACAAACTTTTCCGATAGTTTGAAAAAAAAATACAAAATGACAGACAAAAACTTTTCTTCCGTTGGCAGTAGTAATACACCAGCGGTTTTTCCTTTTGTAAGATTGCAATTGTTACCCGGTTCAGAAATCGGAGAAGATTTAGAGGGTGACAAAATCAATGCGGAAAAGTTTTCTTTTCAAATTGATGTGACTGATAATAAATCACAAGCAAGAGCAAAAGAAGTTATAAGGGAAGTTAAGAGAATTATGAAAACAATGCGTTTTCGTGGTTCTTCAATTCCTATGCAAGATGATACAAAAGACACTTACCGGCAAACTGCTAGATTTAGCAGAACAATCGGAAAGAATGATATATATTGACGTAAATACAAGCCGAAAGGCTTTATTTTTTTATTAAATTTAAGGAGGTAACAAGATGGCTTCAACAAGTTATTTGGCAAGAATTATCTACAAAGAACACAGCGAAGATGGATTTGCAGGAACATACAAATTGATGTTACGTGCAAAGTCAATCCCATCGCCAACATCTGCACCAAACACTGTAGAAAGTACCACGATGGAGGATGATGCACAGACTTTTGAAATGGGTATTAAACAGTCTGACGCAAAAGAGTTTGTAGGAAACCTTGAAAAAGATGATTTTAGTGCTCTTTTGAATGTTGAGGGTAAAAAATGCGACATTATTCAGTTGTATGGAACGGATGGCGTTGGTGGTGTTGCCAAAGCAGCATATGTAGGGCAGATTACACCTACTGTAAATGATGTAGGCGGCGTAGATGAAATTCTTGAAATGACCGCTACCGTTGTTCAGAATACCGTGCCTAAATGGGTTACTGACCAACTTACAGTCGTTGATAACAAGGATGGTACTTTCACTGTTACAAAAGTGGGGTAACAAGCTATTCAACGAGAAACACTAAAAAGGCTGTGTTGAGTAGCGAGGATGAAGAGACAGCCGAACCGGAACTCGAATAATATATGAAGTAAAAAAGAGAGCCACCTTTCGGGGTGGCTCCTTTCCACTAAAAGTGGGGAAAGGATAAATCATTATGGAATTAAAAGTTAAAGGTAAGGAATACAAGGTTAGATTTGGATATAACAGTTTCTGCGACACAGATTTGATGGACAGAACAAAGGATTTGCTTGGAATTTTTGACAGTGAAGAAGTTGAAAATGACAGTGATGTTGGCGGCATTGGCAAGGTCAAAGAATTGTTTTGCTGTGTTCGTGATTTGCTTTACGTTGGATTTCAGAAAGAAAATCCAGTTGAGAGCGTTCAAGAAGTAGGAGATATTCTTGACGATTACCACGATGAATCGCCAGATAAAGGAATCCTTGATTTGTTTACGCAGTTGACGGAGGAATTGATGAGTAAGGGTTTTTTGGGAGACCTGTTAAACCAGATTGGGGAGACAGAGGAAGCATCGGAGAAAGTAACGAAACTTCCGCAAGACCACAAGAAGCCACAGAAAAAATAAATAAGTCATACTCGGATTTTATATATGAAGATGCAATACCTCATTATCTTTCCTATGGAGTTTCTTACGATAGGATTATGGAAAGTTGTCCAAAAGACTTATATCCATATGACAAAGCGCATGAACTCCAGTTAAAAGAACAAGATGAATTGCAACATATGTGGTGGGGCAATTATGGCATATCTGCCTTAATTGTAGCCATAGACAGTTGCTTGCATGGTGAATCAGCAAAATCGGAATATATTAAAAGTCCAATTATGTCAAAAATGTTTGAAGAAGAATATATAGAAAAAGAAACAGAAGAACAAGAGATAAAGAAAGCAATTGAAATTGAAAAACAGTGGATGGCAAGGTCTATAAACAAGGGATTGCCGGAAACAATCATATAAGGAGTGTTGAAAAATGAAAAAAAAGCATTCAATTAGAATTGACAGAAAAAAGTTACATCCATGGTTAAACTACAAACTTGGACTTTTGCTTAAAGAGTGTGAAAAAAATGGAATCTATCTGATTATCACAGAGGGACTTCGTACAAAGGCATATCAGGATTCGCTTTATGCACAAGGAAGAACAAAACCCGGTGTAATAGTAACAAATGCTCCGGGAAGTTCTTATTCTTCGCAGCATCAGTGGGGTATTGCTTTTGACATTGCAATCAATGATTCTAAACTGCTTTATAACGATAAACTGATTAGAAAAGTTGCTAAGATTGCAAAATCAAAGAAAGTTGGCTTGAAATGGGGTGGTAATTGGAAATCTATTATTGACAACCTACATTTTTACCTTGGAAAGTGGGGAAGCACAACTAAAAAATTAAAGAAAACGTATGGTTATTTTGATAAATTCAAAAAAACATGGACCGGTAAATTACGTTGCAACACATATTTGAGAAAAGGACGTTTGTTTACGTCTAAAAAACTTATGACAATTCAAAAAGGTGAAACCGTACGGATTCTGTGGAAATCAAAAGTAAGCAGAGTTGCCAAAATTGAATATGCAGGAAAGTACGGTTTTATTAGATTGAAAAATCTTGCGTAATGCAAATGATAGATAGTGAGGTGTTAGTATGTCAGAACCAGTTGAATCGTTGGAAATTAAAATAAATGCAACGGCAAAAAGTGCCAAAGATGAAATTACAAATCTTGTTGGTAAAATTGATGTATTAACATCTTCACTGTCTAAGATTAACGGTAGAAATTTAAGTGGACTTGCAAATGGAGTATCAAAACTTGGAAATGCTACCAAAACATTAAGCGGAGTAAAGGCAACCGACTACAATAGAATTGCAAAAGGATTTGAGCGTTTTGCGAAAATTGATGTTGGTGGATTATCTCGTACTGCCAGTGGTTTGAATACACTGGCAAATGGTCTTAGCAATCTTGGAAACATTCAGAACATTGGTGGCATTACATCTGCCGTAAATGCGGTTAAAAACCTTTCAAAAGTAGATATGGCTGGATTTGATACATCCAAAATGACAAAGATTGCAAATTCTGTTTCAAATTTAGCAACCAAACTTAGCGGTGTATCTGCAATTGAAAGCACTGTGACACGTGTTGTGGGTTCGTTGGCAAGGCTTTCTAATAGCGGTCAGTATATTAGTAATGTAACAACAGAATTTCCGATTTTAGGAGAACAAGTAGTAAAACTGGTAGGCAAATTATCTTCTGCAAATGCAATTGATATTAGCATTACAAAAGTTGTAGAAGGCATTGCTAAACTTGCAAATGCCGGAAAGCGTGTTGGTGAAACAGTTGCAAACCTCGATAAACTTGGTAAGGGCGTAATGAATTTGCTGAAAAAACTGCAAAATGCACCTCAAATTAACTCAAACGTAGCCAACACAATTCAAGGTCTTGGAAACCTTGCGTCAAGCGGTAGTAGAATTTCCACTGTTTCTGATAGAGCATCAACAAGCACTAAAAAACTTGGAAATGCACTTAGTTCATTAAAAGACAAATTAAAAAGCGCACATAAATCATCAAAAGGTTTTGTAAGTAGCATCGGTATGTTTTATGCTAAGTTCTTTTTGGTAATTCGTGCTGTAAAGAAATTTGGTCAAGCAATTGGTTCGGCGCAGGACTACATTGAGGAATTTAACTATTTTTCGGTTGCGCTTGATAAGGTTGGAAAAGACAGTGCTAACCAGTTTAAGAAAGCCGGTTATAATAGTGCGGAAGAATATGCAGGAAGTTTCCGTAAAAGATTTGGAAAACTTCAAAAGCAGTTGACTGGATATGATGTTGATTATAACACTGGAGATGCAACAAATACTTTTTCACACAACCTTGGTTTGGATTTAACAGAGGTTATGAACTACAACGCCGCTATTGCACAGATTACGAACTCTGCCGGTATGCTTGGTGAAACATCAATTGCCACTTCAAAAGCACTTACTATGTTATCCGCAGATTGGGCGTCTTTAGCAAACTTAGACACCGCTGACGTTATGCAAAACTTTCAATCAGCTCTTGTCGGACAGAGCAGAGCCGTTTATAAATACGGACTTGACATCACCTCCGCTGGCTTAGCACAAACTGCGATGAATCACGGTGTTACAGAAAGTATTAAGAACCTTTCGCAACAGTCCAAAATGCAGTTGCGCGTTTTGACTATGTTGGAACAGTCAAAGGTTGCATATGCTGATTTGGCACGGACAATTAACCAACCTGCAAACCAGTTGAGGATGTTGCAGGCTGGATTTAAGAAACTGGCTTTGACAATTGGCTCCTTGTTTATGCCGATTGTTCAAAAATTGTACCCATATATGAATGCTGTGGTTATGGTTTTGCAGGATTTCGCACAGTGGGTAGCGAAACTGGCAGGAATCAAACTTGGTGATACGGATGGTTCACGGAAAACACCAGAGGTACCAGACTACTCCGATGCGGCAGACGATACGGATAAAGTTGCTAAGAACATGGATAAGACGGCTAAAAAGACAAAAAAAGCCGCCGACAATTTGCAGGGATTTGATATTGTAAATAAATTGCAGGACAACAGTGATAGTGATAGCGATGACGATGATGACGATAAGAATGCTAATATTGACCTTTCTAAGGATATTAGCGACGCATTAAAGAACTATGAAAAGATATGGGATAATGCTTTTAAGAGCAACCAGAACAAAGCAGTTGAGTTGTATAAGAAGATGAAGAAAGCAATCCTTGACGCATGGAAAGGTGGAGATTTTACTTCTCTCGGTTCGGCACTGGCTAACTGGATTAACAAGGGAATGAGAAGCATTCCATGGACAAAGATTAAAAAGACTACGAAGAAGATTGCTAAATCTCTTGCTACGTTCTTAAATGGATTTGTTAAAGACCTTGATTGGACAAAACTTGGAGAAAATTTCTCCGAGGGATTGAATACATGGTTTGAAACATCATACACCTTTTTCAAGACGTTTGATTGGCTTAAATTCGGTCAAAGTATTAAAGAGGGTATAACGGCTGCCATAAATACTTTTGACGGTGATTTAGCAGGAAAATCACTTGGAGCGAAGTTGCGTGGTATGATTCAGTTTGCTTTTGGCGTTATGGTAGATTTTCCATATGAAAATCTTGGAAAGAAAATCGGAGATTACATCAACGGATTTCTTGAAGAGATGGGAGAAGTCCGCAAGAATACTGGATTAACTGGATGGCAGGAGTTAGGAAAGACAATCAGTGATGGAATTACTGGAATACTTGATACGATTGATACAGCACTTTCTACTGTAGATTGGTGGGAAGTTGGAAAAGCAATTGGAGATTTTCTTGCTCAAATAGAATGGGGAAAAACACTTTTGAAAGTAGGTAAAATAATAGGCAAAGCATTGCTTAGTGCCTTAAAAGTGGCTATTTCTGCCTTTGCTAGAGACCCATTAGGTATTGCGTTGAAGTTATCAACGGTTATTGCTGGATTTATGGTTTATAAAAAATTCAAAGCCGTATGGGGCGCATTGCAAATAATGTTTGGAAAGGGAATACAAGATTCTCTGGTTAAATCAGCAACAGAAATAAAATCGGAGAAAATAGCGTCAGCATGGAGCAAGAAATTTAGTACAATAGGAACAAAATTAGGAAAACTGGTTGGAAAACTTATGGTTGTTGAAATTGCTTTTCAGATTGCCGGCGCAATTACTGATAAGTTGCTTGAAGCATCTGGCGGTGACAGCAAACAACTTACGAAGAACTTAAAAACTATATATGGAGAAAAAGGTGGAAGTTTTGCCGCTTCATTGCTTTCTACGGTTTCAGGAATTACTGGTGGTGATTATCAATCAACGTATGGTTGGAACGCACATGCTAGTGGTGATGTAGACCTCAAAAAGACAATTTCACGATACAGTGAATTTTCAAGTGAATTAACTGAATTGCAGAAAAAAATGGATGAACTTGGTATTGCCGCTCTTACGCAAAATAGTATTTTAAGTAAAACAGGAAAAAATTTGCGAAAAGGTATTATTACAAAAAAATCCGTAAAAGATGCAGTTGGGAAAAAGGGAATAAAAAAGGATGAATTGCAAAATCTTCTTGGTATAAATGGAGTAGAAAAAACATCAGATTACGAAAAAGCACAAAAGAAATTAAAAACTACGATGGAAAAATTAAATGTTCCAGCAAAAGAACAAAAGATTATTTTGAAATCGTTAGAAACCGAACTTAAAAATGGTGAAATTACATGGGAAGATTACAGAAAGATAACAGATAAGAACTACAAGTCAACAGACGCATTGAAGAAAAAAATTGATTCCTTGAAACCAAAATCAGTAAAGGTTAAGGCTGAAACCTCTGGTGGTGATGATGTTGATAGTTTGCAGGGGAAAGTAGATAGCGTAAATAGCAAAACAGTAACAATTACGGCTGGAATTAAAGGGGTTGATATAAAGACGTTTGGCGATTTAAGTGTTGCGATGAAAACTATGAAAAACCGTGATATAAATGTGAATATTTCCGCTAATTTAAGGAAAGCGTGGTATAAATCTGTTCAGAAAGAATTGTATTCACGGACGTTTTCTATCAACGCAAATACAAAAGTGATAAAGGCTAGTGGTAAGGAAGTTGAAAAAGCAACTAAAAGCCAAACCGGAAAGAAATACAACGGAGAAAAGTTTAAGAAACTGATGAACGCTGTTGGAACCACACAAGACCAGTGGGGAAGAGTTGTTATACCTGGAGCAATAGATTACAATGGTAGTAGCAAAAAGGCTAAAGCGGCACAGCAGAGTAAAAAGTGGAAAGAACTCATTAAATATTTGAAGAAGTACGGAATAGCAACAAATAATCCAATACTGTTTGCTAACGGTGGATTTCCGGAAGATGGTTGGTTCCGTGCAAGTCACGGCGAAATGATGGGTAAATTCGACAATGGTAAGTCCGTTGTTGCAAATAACAAACAGATTACGACCGGTATTTCCGAAGCGGTTGCACCGGCTGTTTATGCGGCTACAAAGGCGGCAATCAAAGAGGAATTATCGAATGCAAATGTCGGTGGCGGTGATGTTTACCTTGACGGAACAAAAGTAACAACGGCAATTATGAACAACGCAAAGAAAATCTCCAAGAATAAAGGAATTTCTTGGAACATGGCTTAAAGAAAGAGGCTCATGCGAATGAGTCTCTTTTTTATGTGAAAAAGTTAGGAGGTGTCATATGGCATTTACGTTGAAGTTTGGTTGGACTAAGGACAGTTTAGAAGATATGCCAACACCAAAATATGAGGGATGGAAAATCTCACGAGAAAAAGTGTGGAACGCAAAAGCAGGAAGAAGTTCAAAAGCACTTTACAACGGAAAGATAGTTGCAAAGAAAGTAACGCTTGACATGGCATTTCCGGCAAATTTGACGCCAAGCGAAATCAAAAAGTTGATGAAGTACGCAGACCCGGATGATTTATCAAACCGGTACGGTTACATACAGTTTACCAATGAAAAAGGAGAAAAAGAAACAAAGCAGTTTTATTTTGGCAACCCTAGTTTTGACGCAATGACTTTCATTAAGGGAAAGTTTATTTGGTCTAGCATACAGATACAGGCGGTGGAGCGATGAGTTATACAGCAAAAGTTTTTTATGTTTTGGAAAGCGACCCTACATATACATTGAAATATGATTCACCTGTAAAAGATGTAAATATCGGAGATTCGTTTAGTTTGTCTTTTTTGGATTTTGACTATAACGGAACTCATTACTATGTAAAATACGCTATCAATAACGGAAGTGTGTATAAACGTGGCGTAAATACGATTGATTGCAAAAGTATGATGATTTCCGATGATTATAGGTATATGTCTTGGTACGTGTTCTGCACAGAAGATGAAGAAGATATTACTGGAGACTGTACAGTTTCCTATACTGACATAGCAACAGAATTATATCTGAGTATAAGTACAGGAAATTCGGATAGTGTAAGCACAAGAGGAAAAGAAACGCTAATATCTGTAAGTATATCGCAAGGTTGTGTTAGTGATTCATTTGCCAGTTATGGCTCTACTTATAGTCCTACTATGAGTTGTGAAATGTATGCAGAAAATAACGATTTTACGGATGCCCTTATTGCAAAGACATATTACGATAATACATTAAAAGGAACTATTGTAAATGCATGGATTATTATAGGGAATGAATTTGCATATCCGGTACCTATCGGAAGATTTATTGTAAAAGAAAATCCAACATACAACGGTGATACTGTTTCATTTAATGGGAACGGTTTGATGAGTGAATACATGGATAGAGCAGAAATCGTCATTAGTTCGCTAAACGAATATCACAAAACGGAATTGGAAGAAAAATACGTACCTAGCCAATTGCAGTTTATCTACACACGTGACGACGTTTATTATTGGGAGTATTTGCCGCAAGACTTTTTGCGTGTCACAGGATGTCCGCTATACATTGATAATTGGAAAGATGTTTTATCGTCAATCAAACAATATAAGTTGTACCATTTGATGATTCCTATGTTATCAAATTTTGCGGACAATGATGAGGATGGTTACGATTGGGATTGGGAAAGCAGAATCACATGGAGAGATTTGTTGTCTGGTATAGCAGTTTTGTTACGTGCAAATGTGATTGAAAAAAACGGTGCTTTTTATATTAAGCAGTTACCAGAGTTGCAAACAGATAACAATTACAGACCTATATTTAATGGAGATACCTATGATTCTAATGCGATTTTCGGAAACAACCTTATGTGTCCAAACAACGTATCTGTAAAGGCTAATAATTGGTACTTTTACGAGACAAACAGTGACTATGTTGGATTTGGATATTATGAGGGTGAATCCACGGTCGTATTGAATGACAAGGCAAGCAGTGTATCGAATGTAGAGAATTATCCAGTGACGATTGAAACACCTTGGATATTATACGAAACGCTTGACAGAAATACGGTTCATACGTATTTAGGACAAGTTACGCCAATGCAGTGGAAAACAGGGTTATCCTTTTTGAACAAGGCGTTTGTTTACCATAAAGCGAGTATCGAAACAATGTACTGGCATCCTCTTATGTCGGTTGGTGAAATGCTTACGTTCGAGGACTATGACGGAGTTAAGAAGTATGTGCTTGTCGGAGAAATGACGCTGCACTACGATGGTGGATTTTATGCGGAGATTACATCACCGTGTGAAGTGCAGGAATCAAACTCATCGTCAGTTGGTAGCAGTGGTTCAAATAGTTACAATAGTGGAACAATGGCGCAGGCAAGCGGAACGGTTACTAGTACAATCCTTGGTGCTATTTTCAATGATGGAGTTATTACAAATAGTAAAATTGCGGATTCCACGATTGAGAATAGCAAGATTAAGGATTCTACAATCACCAACGCAAAGATTGCGGATGCTACGATTGAATGGGAAAAGGTGTCGAAATCTTTTATTACGGATTTGACGGCAGATAATGCGTATATTGAACATCTGAAAGCAACTATCGGTGAGTTTGGATATATTACTGCCAAAAATGCTGATTTGACATATGCAACTATTACATCACTGCGAGCAGTAGATGGAAAGATAGATACATTGTCCTCAAAGGCTATCACTACAGAAAACCTTAGTGCAAAGGTAGCAGCCCTAGGCTATTTGTCAGCGGAGAGTGCAGATTTAAAATATGCAAACATCAAATTATCCAATATTGAAGTTGCAGATATTGCTACATTATTTGCAGAAGTTGGTCTTATTGATAGAGCAACAATCGTAGAAGGACATATCACTGGTTTTTTAGACAGTGTTGAAGTCAACGCCGCAAACATTACGGCCGGCACTTTAGTGGCAGACAGAATATTGCTAAAAGGCGAAAATGGTTTGCTTTATTCGCTGAATAATTTAGGAGAACTTCAAAGTAAAACAGTTGATACTTTGGATGGATATATACTTACTGACCGGACCGTAAATGCAGATAAAATCGTAGCAAAAAGCATAACAGCAAGTGAACTTGATGTTGAAAAGGTTTTTGCGGATTCTGCTGTTATTAAAAAAATATTTTCGCAAGACGTGACGGCAACCGGAACAATCACTGGTGCAACATTAAAAGGTGCAAATGCAGAGATAGATAACGGTTTGATTGGTGGATTTAATATAAAGGAAGATGGAATATCAAAAGCATACACGAAAAGTAGCAGTGGAGCTTCCGAAAAGCAAGATTCATATGAATTAGACATATCAAGCAATGGTATTCCTTCATTTAAAGGAACTAGCCAAATATGGAAAGATAACAGTACAAAAGTTATTTATGAATCAATTTTTGATAACACATTAACAATAGACCAGTATATGTTTTTAAATAATTCAAATATAAAACAATCATGGTTTAGAACGAAGTTTGCTGATTCATATGCCGGAAATATAACCATATCCGAATTAACACCAGACGGAGTAGTGCGAAAAAAAACTAGTTATGGATTAGGGTATGTGGCTAATAGTTTATATGAAAATGGAGAACTCTCGGAAACATTTCCATTTACGGTCGATTCCCCCCTTAAAATACACTCTAATCATAATGCATCACTGACGAATTACGACTTACAAATTTCGTCTAATACTGGAAATCATATGAATCTTGGACAAAGAACGATTCAAGCAGTCGACAAGAACAATGCTGCGACAACTTTATATTTAAACAGTTATGGAGGAAGTATTTCAATTGGTAGAGTTAATGGGGCTGGAACCACTACATTAAATGCTAATGTTGCTTTTGAAAAGCATTGTTCGAGTGTGACAACAACGACGCCGAGTTCAACTATCTTATATGGCATTACCATGAATGGTGGTTTATTCAAAGCCGTAGTATTTCGCGACTATTCAATTGCTTCAGCATCACCTTGGGCGAGCATTGTTCAAACAGAGCTAATGCCTGGTGATTCCGGTGCAGCAGATGTTGTCCAGTATCACAACATGGTAACTGGTAGAGGTGAATGTGTTAGAGTGGCTTTTAATGCTAAGACTGGAAACCTAGCCGTTAATGCACAGTATAACACCATAACCAATGATAACCTGAATGGAATAGCGATATTCCCAGTGTTACAATAAATAATTCAAATTAGGAGGTAAAAAGAAATGGATGAAAACAAAATTACACTCAATGACTATGTGGAAAAGAAACTGTCTGCTGAAATCGCAGAACTTAAAGTTCAGCTTGCAAAGACGGAGTTTACGTTTCTTGCTTTGCAGGAAGAGAACGAGCGGTTGAAAGCACAGTTGGCAGAAAAAAGAGGGAAAACCCGAAAAGGATGAATAATATTTTTGAATCCTACATATAATATATTACATGGTAATCCCATGTAATCAAGTTTCGGTTTGGGAGAGGGGTTGCAAATTCCCCTTTCCCTACAATTATATGCTAGGAGGAAATTTATGATAGGAGAACGCAGGAAATATAGAAGAAAGTTGAAGAAAATCATTTTTCAGATGAAAAACGTAGATTCGTTGAGATATTACTGTGAATACATTGCCGAAAAAGAAAGATTAAAAGGCAATACTTATAAGGTATAAAAATTATTATTTAGTATCAGTTTTGTTTGCTATCCAAAGCAGGTCAATTCCCTCTAAGATATATTTTCTGGCTTTCTCATCGAGGGTATAATATTTCTTAATGGCTTCTTTTAGTTCTACATCTTCTGAAATATGAGCGTCCAAAAGGGCATCTTCTTCTGAATATGTTTTATCTTTTCCATTAACCAAATAATCAATAGAGCAATCTAAGCATTCTGCAATTTTTCTAATTTTTGAAATTTTAGGCTCACTTTTACCCTTTTTCCAATCGGAAAATGTACTTTTGGGAAAATCACAATATCTTGCTACTTTTGCATCATTTAAACCTTTTAAATCTCTTAATTTACAGTATCTTTCGTACATAGAAAATCTCCTTATCAAAAAAAGTTGCAATTTCTCAACTTTTAGGGTTGACAAACAAGACTTCCTAATGTATTATAAAAACAAGTTAGGAAATCTCAACCAATTCAAAATTGAGAAATTTATATTATGTTTTTTGCACAATTCATAGTATATACGATTTTCTAACTTTTATCAAGACATAGTTGTGAAAATCGAACAACTAAAAAGGATTTTCGGTAAAAAGACTGTTAGTGTGCCGTCACTAACAGTCCTTTACCCCAATTTTTATACCGTATGCACTTTGCAGTCTTTCGACGCATTGTACGACACCAATGCTTCTTAAAGCACTCTGCCACTTATGCAGTTTGGGTTCAGCATAATTTATTGCCATTAGTTGGCAGATTGCAAGGAACAAGCGGTGTAGTGTGACAAATATCGGAATGTCAACCTCGAGTTTTTAACGAACTTCTCTGTTCGGCTACGCTACACTTGATGTTACATTTCACTCCATTTTAACGTGCTGTGGCTTCACGATTGCGACCTTGCAAATGCGGAACAGGCAAATTCAAAATTGCTTTCAAGGTATACACCTCCTAAGATGAATTTACCTAAAATGGCTTATTTATTATAACGAAAATCCTAACGCAAGTCAAGAAAGGAGATGAGATTTTGGACAAGGGAAATAGAAAGAAAAGTTTTAAAAAGTTAGAATTGCTTGTTAATTCGAGAAACATTACCTTTTATAAATTGGCTGATGAACTCGGATTGGCTAGAAGTACTTTTTCGGATTGGAAATCTGGGAAATCAATGCCAAAGACGGATAAACTGATTAAGATTTCGAATTACTTTGGTGTAGAAATTTCCTATTTTATTGAGTAAAGAAAGGAGTAGACATGAACGATTTACAGATTTTTGAAAATTCAGAGTTTGGAAAAATCCGTACCATTACAAAGGATAATGAGCCTATGTTTTGCTTGGCTGATGTGTGTAAGGCACTTGAACTTACAAATAGCAGAAGTGTAGCGGATAGATTAGAAGATGACGAGCGGTGTAAGTTAGACTTACCCCGTCAGGGCGAGACTTGGTTTGTTACAGAAAGCGGATTGTATGCTGTTATTCTTCGTAGTGATAAGCCGAATGCAAAGAAGTTTCGTAAATGGGTAACTGGCGAGGTGCTTCCATCTATCCGCAAGAATGGCGGTTACATTGCCAATCAGGAGAATCTTACTCCGGAACAGATTGTAGCCAACGCATTAGTTGTGGCACAGAACATCATAACTCAAAAGGACAAGCAGATTGAGGAAATGACACCAAAGGCGAATTACTTTGACGCTTTGGTAGATAAGAAATTGAATACCAACATCCGTGACACCGCAAAGGAACTGGGTATCGGAGAAAAAGCATTTGTTTCTTTTCTTATTGAAAAAGGATATGTTTTCAGACAGGGGAAACATAGAAAATTGCGTCCATATGCCAAATACGCAGAGAGCGGAAACGGCTTGTTTGTCTTAAAGGACAAGCACAACGAGCAGAACGGTTGGGCAGGACAGCAGATGTATGTCACTCCAAAGGGAAAAGAAACATTCCGTCTGCTTTTGGAAGAAAGGGAGTGAGCCTATTATTCAGAAGATGATATTGGCGGTTCTGACATTTCTTCTTATTATAACGGTGGCAACAAGCGTGTTTAAGGATGTATACGCTTACGAGCCGGAATATGCACAAGAAGATACGTTATTTATAAAAACAGAAGAACCGCAGGTAAATGTGATTCCAAATGCAAATACGAACAGTTCTTTGGAATCCGCAAAACACATAAAGCAAAAGAAAAAGTCAAAGAAGAAACACAAGGAAAGGAAAGGCGTTCAATTCTTGATAACTGCATATTGTCCTTGTTGCGATTGTTCAGAGGGGTACGGAAAGATAACTTCTACTGGCAAGATACCAAAGCAGGGAAGAACAATAGCGGTTGACCCTAAAGTCATACCGTATGGAACAAAGGTTAAAATTAAAGGTCTTGGAACATTTATAGCAGAGGACTGCGGTGGTGCGATAAAGGGGAATCGAATTGACATATACTTTGAATCTCATGCAGACACAGAGAGATTCGGAGTGCAAAGAAGAACAGTATTTATATTAGGAAAGGATGATTGAATGATTAAGACAGATGCTAAGCCGGCAACACCAGAATTGATTGCAAATTTAATTGAACTTGGTGCAATTTATGTGAAAGACGGAGAGTTTTATGCAAATGAACCGGGAACATACAGAAAAGAAAAGGAATAGCACCCTTGACCGCAAATCAAACTGCTATTCCAGTAGTAAATAACTATGTGTTATTTGCGCTCATTTTATCAAATAAGGAGTGAAAAGTCAAGATGAATAAAATTTTATTAAGAGGTACCGTGGCGAGTAAGATTAAATTCTCTCATTCGTCGCATGGTGAGAATTTTTATGAATTTCGCTTAAAAAGCGAAAGAAAAAGCAAAAAAGAGGATGTGATAATCTGCTTGGTTCCGGAAATTATTCTGGAAAAGTGTTCAATCAAAGAACACGAAAAGATTGAAGTCCAAGGAGAAATTCGGACTATCAATAGGAAAAATCATAAGCACATTTATGTATTTGTGCAGGATGCCATGTGCGGTGGAGAGGTAAATTCATTGCCGGACGTAAATGAAGTAAAAATGGATGCGTATATTTGCATTCAACCTAATTTACGGCGAACATCCGCTTCCAATAGAAGAGTATGCGATGTAATTGCCGCAAGCAACAGGCAATACGGTTCCGACTATATCCCATGTATAGCATGGGGGAGATATGCTACATACGTTTCCAAATGCGATGTAGGTACTCATTTGGAAATTGTCGGAAGATTGCAGAGCCGTGAATATCACAAGCATATGGACGATGGCACAGTAGCAGTAAAAACCGCTTTTGAAGTATCAGTTTCAAAAGTTAAAGAAATCGGAAAGGAGAATGAAGAATGATTTTGAAATCATTGCACTTGGAAAATTTCAAAGGGATTAAAAGCCTTGATGTAAATTTTTCCAAGAAAACAAAAATCAAAGGTCAAAATGCAAGTGGTAAAACAACAGTGTTTGACGCTTTTACATGGCTTTTGTTCAACAAGAACAGTGCCGGAGAGGAGAAATTCAATGTTCGTCCATTAGATAAGGATGGAAAACGCATTGATGACGTGGAGATTAAGGTTGTTGCTACCTTAGATGTGGATGGCAAGGAAGTTGAACTTTCAAAGGTTCAGAAGCAGAACTGGGTTAAGAAAAGAGGCACAGATACAGTTTCTTTGCAGGGAAATGTCAATTCATTTGAGATTGACGGCTACCCAAAGAGTGAATCGGATTTCAAGGAATATGTTGCCGGACTTGCAAAGAGCGAGGATATGTTTAAAATGCTTACAAATCCGCAGTATTTCAACTCTATGAAATGGAAAGACCAGAGAAAAATCTTAATGAAACTTGTTGATGATTTTTCGGACGTAGAACTGGCAAAGACAGACGAAAGGTTTTTACCGTTGATTAGTGAATTGGAAAAAGCACCGTCAGTTGAAGATATTCGCTCAAAATTCCAAAAGATGCTTTCGGAGTGGAAGAAGAAGCAGGCTGAAATTCCGGTCCGGATTGACGAAGCTGAAAAATCCAAAGTTGATGTAGATGCTGCAGAGCAGGAACTTAAAAAATCAGACTTGGAAAGACGCATTTCTGAAATTGACGAAAAAATTTCAGATACTAATGGTGTATTAAAGAAATTGCGAGACGAGGACATGAGATTGCAAATGGATATGTCAGGTATTTTGCAGAGCATGAACGATTCCTTGTCTGAAAAGAAAAGAAAAATCGAATCGTCCAATTCGGAAGTCACTTGTGAACTGGAGAATACAAGAAATAAGATTCAGATTTCTGAAAATGCAATTAAATTAAATGACAGAAGTATTTCTGATGCTGATGCCGAGCGAAAGAAATTAGGCGAACAGTACAACGCTGAAAAAGCAAAGGTATTTGATGAAACACCGTTTTTGTTTGACGAATCGAAATGGGTGTTTGATGAAAGCAGTACCGTATGTTCTTTATGCGGACAGCCATTGCCGGAGGACAAGGTTGAGCAGTTAAAGGCTGACTTTGAATCAAGAAAAGTGAAAGCCAAAGAGAGTGCTGCTAAGAGATTGTCGGATGCCAAAGAAGCGTTTATGTCAGAGAAAAAAGATAACTTGGAACGCATTAAAGCGTTTGGTTTCGACAAGAAGCATACCATTGACGGCTTAACAGAAAAGAACAAGGAATTAAATGTACAGATTGAATCCTTGAAAAAACGTGAGCAGGAATTACTTGCAAAGAGCGAAGAGCTTTCCAAACAGTTAGATGAAATTCCTAAAGAAGCTGACTATACGCAGAATGAGGAATACATGAAACTGCATGAACAAAGGGAAAAGGTTCTTGCTGAAATTGAAAAAGAAAAATCTTCCGGGTACAACGAGCGTATCGCAGAGTTGCAGGACGAGAAGAAAGAAATGGAATCTGAACTTGATTCTGTAAAAGAAATTCTTGCCAAAGCATCTATGAATGTTGATATTGACGAGCGTATCGCAGAGTTGCAGGACGAGAAGAAAGAAATTGGACAGAAAGTTGCCGACCAAGAGCAGATTCTTTATCTTTTGGAAGAATTTGTTCGGTTCAAACTTAACAAGATTTCTGAATCCATCAATAGCCATTTTGATACTGCAAATTTCAAACTTTTTGAAATGCAGTTGAATGGTGGTATGAGAGATTGTTGTGAATGTACGGTTAATGGTGTACCGTATTCAACTTTGAATAGCGGTCACAGAATCGTAGCCGGACTTGATATTATCCGCTCTTTGAGCAAGATGTATTGTGTTGAATGTCCTATTTTTATTGACAATGCTGAATCACTGAATGAATATAACGTACCGGATATGGATGCACAGTTAATTCTTTTGAGTGTTTCAGAGGACAAGCAGTTGAAAGTGGAGGGTGCGTAAATGTCAAGAGTAGGAATTGGAAACAACATCACACAGCCGGATGCACGGTGTATGTCATGCAAGCGTTGGAAGAGTGCAAGTAAGAGAGGATTCTTTGGTTTTGCGGAAGCTGGACACTGTTCTCTTCCATATTGCGAGAAAGATGCGAGAAATAAAGGAAAGAGAGGTCGTGTACATGGATGATATTGAAAAATTGAAGGCTGAAAACTCGGATTTGCGAACAAAGGTAGATGAACTTTGTGGTAATAAATATTACCTTGAAGAAAAATTTAGAAAAGCCACAGAAACCATCGAAAGACTTTTGCGTATTCTTGAAAATTTGTCAAATGGATATGTGAAAAAGGAGGGTTAATGATGCATTATATCAAAGCAAAATTTCCTAACAGTACAAGAAGTTATACATACCGCACAGAGGATTCTGTAAAAGCCGATGACACGGTTGTAAATGCAAAAGGAACGAAACTGACGGTCACTGATGAATCAGTTGATATGAAGTGGGTTGAATCATATGGTGCTGAAAAAGTAGCAGTTGTAAAGAAGTATGAAGAGCCGGAAACGGTAGAAAGCGAGGAAAAATAATTATGGCAGAGAAAAAAACAGAAGTAGCAAATACTAAAGAAAAAGAACAGGCAGGACTTGTTGTGAACAATGCATTTGTTGATGGATTGGTATTACAGTTAAAGCAGAAAGAAGAGTATGGTCTTACTTTTCCACCTGATTATAACTATCAGAATGAACTTATGGGAGCATATCTCATTTTGAAAGAAACAAAAGACAATTCAAAGAATCCAGTATTGCAATCTTGCTCACAGACATCTATTGCAAATACTTTGATGGACATGGTTACCCTTGGAGTGTCCATGCAGAAAAAACAGTGCTATCCGGTAGCATACGGCGGTAAATTGCAATGTCAGATTTCGGTGTACGGAAATACTTGCATCGCACGTAGATACGGATTAAAAAGCATTGACGCCATGTGCATCTATGATGGTGACGAATTTAAGTACCATATTGAAAATGCAAGAATCGTAATTGATTCACATTCGCAGGATTTTCTTAATATCGACAAAGATAAGATTGTTGGTGCTTATGCAATTGTTACTATGGATGATGGTAGCCAGTATGTAGAACTTATGAGTATGGCAATGATTAAGCAATCTTGGAAACAGGGATTTGGTTATAAAGAGACTGGTTCCGGAACTCATCAGAAGTTTACAGACCAGATGGCTATGAAAACGGTCAAAAACCGTGCCTTAAAGTACATCATTCGTACATACGGTACACAATCCGTAAACGATGCATATGACAACGCAGAATCAACAGAAACAGACGATAGAACCGCTATTGATGTTGAAAATGATATTGAGGAAAATGCTAATTCAAAGCCATTTATTGTCGATGTTGACGCAAAAACAGTCATTGAAGATTGTGCCTCCACAGAGCAGAATGCAGATGTTGTTGATGCGGAAGATTCAAAAGATGATAGCGATGGAATTGACTTTTTGAATTAAAAGAAAGAGAGGAATAAATATGATTATTGTTGATGATGAAAGGGTGAAAATCAAAGGAAATGAAGTTGAAGTAGCAGATGATTTTGCTTCAATCGTACTTGTGTTGCGAGATGGTTTTGGTAAAGAAAGACTTGCAAAATTATTTACATTGGCACTTATTTCCGAATCTGGTTCAGATGAAGGGAGAGAATCATGAGAATTATAAGTCAAAACGGAACAATTGATGTTCCATACGATATGTGTTGTGTTTGGAGACAGGAAGAGGTTATTTACTGCCGTGTTTTTGGAAATGATGACAATATTTTGATGGCTGCTTATTCTTCTAGCGAAACAGCTGAAATGGTATTGGAACGATTTAAAGATAATGCTTTAGCTCTTTTGCTGGATGTGCAAGTTGGAAAAATCACAAAAGAAAATGCTAATGATTTTTATTATCAGTTTCCAAAAGAGGATTTGCTGGTTGAAAGGATTATTCCAAAAGGTGGGAAACTTCCTTTGTCAGATATTTATCGTAATAGAAAGGATTTTTCTAATGAAAATTGTAAGAGCTTGTAAATTGTGCGGGAAACCGCAGAAAAAGGATGAAAAACGTTCTAACGAAAATTGGAATGTATATGGTAATGAAAAATGTAAATGCGGCGGTTCTTTTACATACATGGATTCAAAAGATGCCGAGAGGTTGAGAAAAGGTGATGCATAATTGAAACTTAAAGTATTAGGCTCCGGTTCTTCCGGTAACTGCTACATCCTAGAGAATGAAAACGAAGCCTTGATAATAGAGGCTGGTTTGCAGTTCATGGAAGTTAAAAAAACATTAAATTTTAATGTAATGAAGATAGCTGGTGTGATTGTAAGTCACGAACATGGAGACCATGCACGCTATATAAAAGACTTTGTGCAATCTGGCATCACTGTTTACACGGCGATTGAAACTCAAAAGGCAATTAAAGATTCTACTGGAGAACGTACGGTAGCCATACAACCGCTTAGAGAGTACCAAATTGGCAGTTTTACAGTTACACCGTTTAATGTACCGCATGAATCGGAAATCGAGTGTTACGGCTATTTAATCAAGCATGAGGAAATGGGTAAGTTACTGTTTTTAACAGACTTGGAATATTGCAAGTATAACTTCTCTGGATTGCAAGTAGAACACGTCATGTGTGAATGTAACTACTCGATGGAATTTGTTGACCGTAACGAACCGAATTATGAACACCGTCTACGAGGGCATATGAGCCTTGATACGGCGCTTAAATTCATATCTACTAACGATAATCCGGCATTGCGAAATGTCGTGCTAATACACTTATCAGATAAAAGCGGAAATCCAACACTTTTCAAACAAAAGGTGGTAGAAACGCTTAAATATGACACAGAAGTTTATGTTGCAGAGAAAGGTTTAGAGGTTGATTTTAACCTTTATCCTTTTTGAAAGGAGAAAATATGAAGTTATATTTTTACATTTTGAAGAATGACTCTATGGGTTGCAAAGAGAAACCCTATGTTAAATTTGAGGAATGCGAGGTCGTTGAGAAACCAAAAACGTACTATCCAAAAGACGAATTTCCGAGAGAAATTTATAACGCATATATTAGTAAATCAGATATAGGACGTTTGTTTGGATATCATCACAATATTGTTGTGTTAGAAGAACCAAATGTGAAATATGCAAAAGAATTGCTTGCTGAAAAATATCAAGACAGTATTAAAGCAAACGAAGAGGCTATCGCAAAATATAAAGATATATTAAGTGCAATATTTGAAATGGAGGAATAATCAATGAATAAGGTAATTTTAATGGGTAATCTGACCCGTGACCCTGAGATTCGTTATT